CCCTTATCGGGTTCCCTACTATCAACGGAGGTTGTATGCTGAAGGACATAACGTCCCTCATACACACTGCTATATCTGTGTTAGACGGGCTCACTAGGCTCCTCTCATTATTGGAGGAGATTCTTGTGGGTTTGCAATCCGGTTAATAAACCGGTAACTCAGGTTTCAGTGCATGTCCTGCAAAGAAGGAGGATACTGTGCCGATTAAGTTATCGATCAGTGCTGATCAGTTGGTCAGTGCTGGACTCATTACTTCACTGGGATCACCGGATTTACTTGGTGATCTTAGTTGGTATGTGTCACATTTTGATGACCTTTACCTTGCTTTCGCTCAAGAGCGCTTCTATGCGCCCTTGGGTGCGCGCAAGGCTAGGGATCTGGTGGGTCTTCGACCTATTTCTGATCGCTCTTACACTGTATTTCATAGTGTGAAGCCAGGAAAATTCGATAGTCTCATCGGTCCTTACGGATTTGACAATTACGGTTCCAATCTTGGATCCCTTGTCAAGTTCTTCAACATTCTCTCTGGTAATAGTAAGGATTCTATACCTTCCTATCGCCGGGAGTCTTCGTTGAGGCACAGTACTTACTCTGGTGAACTTGTTTCCTTGTCGCCTCTGTATGAGACTGACGATTACGTCATCCCAGAACTCGAAGCTCTTGGCTCATTTCGAGCCTACCTTAATCGACGATGGTCTGCCCTTTATCAGGGTGGCGACGTGATTCCAGTAGCACATGCTCGACTTAGTGGGGTATCTATTCGAGACGTTTGTGAGAGGTTTTCCAAAACCTTCTACACTCGCCACGTTAATTTACCTTCCAATGGTGTGGATGTCACATATGAAAATGTGTCCTACACCATTGAATCGAATTATGTGCTTGTCAAGTGGACGTGCGTCACTACGTGGATCAACCATCCTGGTCAACCCGCGTATAACGACGTGCTTCGCTGGACCGTCCGCGCGTATTTCCCATATGGGGATATCGCCGGTGATACAGTACCTGTGGATATGACTGAGTATGAGACAACACACTTGGGTTACCCCAGTGTCATCATTGGCCCCACATTTGATGGGGATCCTTCTGATGGCCTTGATGGTTTCAGTACTAAGATCACCTTTTCTGGTGACTTGTACACCCAGTATACGTTTCTCTCTGTACCCAGCGTTACCACAACGACAGATGAAGCTGAAGCTAAGTGGGTCGACTCAGGATACGTCCTTGCGCGTGCCAGACAAAACTGGACGCGTCGCATTGACGCTTCTTGGATCGACATCACGCCTTCAGCAACATTTTCTTCTGTTGATGCGTTTCGCACTATGGAAGGATCGCTCGGACTTTCATCCCTGCGTACCCTGTCCCGCTTGCCTGAACTTGGTGAACTTATTCCCGATTTTAGGGAAGCTGTTCACCAATGTATGGGCATACTCGGCGTCGGCGAGCCACCCTCCTTGGGTGACGTGCTCGATCTGGCGAGTCGTGCGTATCTAAAGTCTTTAACTGTCGGTGATGCTTATAAGCTCATCACAATTACTGTACCTAAGATCGTATCATTAGTCAACCAATTTTGGTCACCAACCAAATTGGCCATAGGACATGGTTCTTTCTCGTTTGAGTTCCCATTTGGGACATTCGGACGGGATAAGACGACCCTAGTCACTCGTTCAAAGATAGTAATGGATACAACCCTTAATTCGGTTGCTTCATCCCTCTTAGACTTGGATGCAGTGGGATTACTCCCTAAGCCATCTGTTGTCTTTAAGTTCCTACCCTTTCACTTTATATGTGACTGGATTGGAGGCGTTACCGCCAGTATCGAACGCGCAGAGTATACGCTTGCACTTGCTAGCGTCCCTGCTTACTACGTTCATACTTATGAGTTCATTAGCCCATTTACGCAAACTGAGTTAGAGGAATGGAGATTCTCCTCTCTGAGTTCGCAACCTGCTGCTCTTCGCGTGTATAACAGGGACATCTCTGTCTTCTGTCCTACCGTAAAGGATAGTAAGTTTGGGTTTGGACTCCCATCGGGTTTTCCACCGCTCGGGACTCTCGGTGCCGTTCTCTACCAACTTTTATTTTAGCTGGTTTTTGTCCACGCCCATATGGGCGTCCTAGTGAGCGAAAGGCTTACAACATGTCTTTAACCTACTCGATCGACCACGTCGGTGTAACCACCGAATCAGTGCTCGTGGATGTTGCCCCGAAATCGGAGCTTACCTATGTCAAGACTGTTACCGATATAAAAACCGGTGAGGTCTCCACGTGGTATGTTTTATCCAGTGGTGACGATGCCTATCCGGCAAACGTCATTTTCCGGAGTTCCACGCAGCTGCGCTCAGGCGCACAGCGTCGAATCATTTCGGTCAGCCTTAACACTTGGGCTGTGAAAGCAGACTCTGTTGCGGCTATCGATACGCGAGAACAATGTTTCGCGACGATTGCCTTCAATATGCCTGCTTCCATGACCATCGAACTAGCTGACTTCCAACAGTTTGCAGGAACAGTTTTTTCATTCCTGTATCCTTCGGTTGCCAGTGGGGTTCGATCCACTGCGTACCTCGCAAAACTCCTTTTTGGAGCCTCGCAAGTCGCATAATGGAACAGGAGGTGGTTATTGCCACCTCGAGTGGTCGCTGGTATTTAACTATCACCAGCGATTTCCTTCTGTCGTCAAGGGCCTTCCAGGCCGGTAACGAGGATACATGTTGTATTTTTGTTGCTGCATGGATAGCACTTCTCGCTGATAGCCCACTTCGCCCTCAGAGTAAGCCCTACCGACTCTATCGTAACCTCTTAAACGAGATCCACGAGAACGGTCTAAAGGTAACTGTTCTGAGGTATACCGATCTTGCCCATGAATTGGTCTCGCGACCTACAAGCATGGGACAATCACTTCCATTAGGTGATTGGATAGCTGACTTCAAGGACACACCTGTGTTCTTTGAATATTGTCATTACTATCAGACTGGTGATGCCACCGTTTTAAAATTCTTATACACGTTTCTCAACTTCGGAAAGAAGTTGGGGTACGTAGATGAGAGTTTCAACGAGACCGCCTTTCGCGGTTGGTGTGGCATAGAAGATAAGCTAGCTTGTCTAGAGTATGATGCCGTCGACTTACGCGTGATGCGTAATTTGATGGAGGTTCTGCTCCCCACCTTTGTAATCGACGATTTTAGGCCTAAATTCGGGCCTGGGTCTGTCAGTGAAAGAGGTGTCAGAGGACGTATACAGAAGATAGAGCATCTTCCGTATGACGCCATCTTAGACAGGGTCTTCTTTAGGGGTCATATTGCAAAATATGGCCTCGGGGACGATTCCGGCCTCACTATAGCGCAAGTAATTCCGCGCGTAGTTAATTGGTCGGCGGTGAGTGGAGTCAGCTCGAGAATTTCGCGTTTGATGTTCGTGCCGAAGAATCTGAAAACTGCGCGCTCTATATGTATGGAGCCCAACAGTTTGATGTACTTCCAGCAAGGAGTCATGTCGCGCGTACTCGAGCTCTTGAGTTGTTCGCCCTATGCGGCCTTCGTTAATATCGAAGATCAAAGTAGGAATCAGCGCTTAGCTTTAGTCGGTTCTTTAACCGGCTTAGTTGACACGCTTGACCTATCCGCAGCAAGCGATAGCGTCGGTGTCCGACTCGTCAAAGCCGTTTTTCCGCGGTCTTGGCAGATTGTGATGCTCGCTACCCGATCACATAGCGCGCTTCTGCCTGATGGCGTCGTGAGACGTCTTGAGAAGTTTGCGCCCATGGGGTCGGCATTGTGTTTTCCTACGCAATGTATTATCTTTGCGTCGGTTTGCATCATGGCCGCTCTGGAGTATTCCCACGAGCACTCGTTCACCACTATGCCATTCTCTGACTGGTGTACGCCTGATCGAATCATTGCGACGACCTCTCTGTTTTCTAATGAGAGTATCGTTGACTATGACGATCACCGCTTCCAGCCTATGGCAGTGTATGGTGATGACATTTGCGTTGACCACAGGTTGACGCCTATAGTCATGTCCATCCTTTCTCGTCTCGGGTTCACTGTGAATGCCGAAAAATCCTTTACAGGATCTCAGACATTTCGTGAATCTTGTGGTAAATTCTACCAAGACGGGATCGACGTAACTCCACTCTACTTCTCTCTGAGTGGTTCTGCTGGTAACTTGTCAGCAGAGTTCGTCGCTTCTTATGTCAGCATACTCAATGATGCACGTTCTCGCGGCTTTAAAAGCTTGTGGAGATTTATGCACAAAGAGTTACAACTATGGTGGTGCCCGTGTGGCCTCAGATGGAGATCTGAAACACATGGTATCCCGTACGTTGCTGAGGATTCTCTCGATTTCGGAATAAGAGTTCCGAATCCTTGGAATGATCATCTTAGAACCCGCGAGGGTCCCCAGATGTATCGTGATGCCATTACTGGCAAACAAGAGATTCTGAACTATCAGCGAATCGAGTACCTCACCTGGCATATCACCTATGATTGGTTCGTTGAGTCTGAGGACATATTGTCCCTCGATTCTTACGAATACATGAGGTGGTGGGCAAGCCGGGGCGCGTCAGCTCGTATCTCTGAAAAGGAGATATCGCGCCTCGACACCGGGGGTGCCCGGTTACAGCGGAGATGGACCCCACTGTATTAGCACTCTACGTTGGAGGATTTCTGCGGCTTTAGCCGTTTGAAAGGCTTTTCGTTCGCAGGAGCGGCTTACGCCACTCC